TGTCGTCGTAGTTGGTGGTCGTCAGCGTGGTGGGGTTATGGCTGAAGGTGGCGCTGTAAACCGTTGCCCCGTCGTCGTCTTCGACCGTGAAGGTGTACTGCTGGTTGTAGGTGACGCTGGTGTCTTCCTCCCAGTTGCGCTGGCGCTCGGCCTCCGCGATGGCATCAAGCTCATCTTGTGCAGCGGCCTCTTCCTCAGGCGTGGAAGCCGGATCGTCCAGCACCGCCTGGGCAGCTTGCTCGTCGTCCAGCTCTTGCTGCGCTTCGTCTGCAGCGGTGTCCTTCAACCGCTTGTAGTTGAAGGTGACGCTGACGGTTTGCCCCGGCAGGATGCCTTGATTGATGCCGCTGAGGTCGATCAGCTCATCGGTGGTGATCAGCGGGCCGCTTCCATAGCCGTCGATGCTGACGATCTGCAGCGTCTCGCTTTCGGTCAGGTAGCCAAACAGCGATTCACTGCTGAGCAGCTGATCAATCACCGACACGTAGCCGGAGCTGAGATCAAAGTCGTCTTGGAAGACGTTGGTGAGCGACTGGCCGGTCAAGCCAATGCCCAGCGCCATGCAGCACTTGCTCAGCACGGAGCTGGCATAGATGCCCATCGGCGCACGGCCCATCACCTCGGCCGGTGCCAAGGCGTATTCCTCCCGCACCGTCAGCTTGCTGGCGGCATCTGGCGTGGAGAAGTTGAACGGCTTAGCGCCCTCCTTGGGCAGATAACAAGCGTTTGGGGCGTCGTAGTCAAAGTCACTACTGGGGTAGGTGGCTGGATCCGGGCCGTTGTTGCCGTCCGGTTCTTCCTCCTCAGCCTTCTTGCCACGCAGGTTGGCCAAGTACACCAACTTGTCGCCCAACTGCACCGTGGTGGTGCCGCGAAAGGGATCGGCAAAGCTGCTCAACACCCGCAGCGTGCGCGGGATGCGGGCAATGGTGCTGCCTCGCACCCAGCCGAAGTTGACCGTGCTGCCAACGTCAGGTGTGCTTAGCCCATCAAGCACCACCTGGCCACGGCAGGTGATCAGCGCTTGGCCAGCACTGAGGGCTTCATCGGCAAGGCTGCCCTGGATGACGGTGCCGAGGTTGCAGAAGACCTTGGCGCGAACATCAACCGTCATTGAGCAACTCCAACGCTGAGCGAGACCGTGTACGTGATGACCTTCAACCCGTTCACCACGTCATTGGTGGCTGTGGCACTAGGTGCGTTGACCGGGAAGTAAGCGCCAGCAGTAGGTGTGGTGCCAACCGTGGACTCAAACCAGCTCTGCAGCGCGGTCCAGCCACTGGCATTCGTCTCGCCTTCCAGCGCATATACCTTGGTTGCCGTCAATGGCCCGGTGATGTAGCTGGTGCCAGCAGCGGTGAGCTGCATTTGCGGCACGTCTTGGTAGGTCACGGGCGGGCGCAACAGGGTTAGCGTGCAGCTGCCAAGGGTGAACGTTCCAAGTGCGGGACGGTCCTCGGCACTCTTGGCCTTCTCCTTCTGCCGCAGTGCTACCTGCAGAGCTTGGGCGGCATCCACCAGCTCCACGCTGGCTTGGATGTAAGGCCCGGCCTGCTCACCGCTAGGAGCGCTGGTGAACCAACAGGCCAGACCGCTAACGCTGATGCCGTTCGTGCTGCTGGTGAGGCTGACCGTGGTGCCGATGCTGTTGGCCGCCACGCTGTCGGCGTCTTGGATGCGGGCATCGCGCCAGGTGTTGTAGACGCTGATCAGCGACTGCCACTCGCTGCTAGTCAACAAGCCGCTAACGCGCCAGGCGCGGGCGGTCAAGCCGTCGCTGGTGCCGGTCTCTTGGTAGCCGTAGGGCTGAGCCAAGAGCTTGCTGGTGGTGAAGGCTCCGATGGTGACGCTCATGGCTAACCGAGGTTGACGGCGTACTCGCCAGAATTGGCGTTCACGTCAACCTTGACGTTCCAATCCTTTTCGGCAAGCGTTGTAGTTGCCTTTTCCAGCGCTTGGTTGGCACTTACAAGCTCGATTTGACTGCGCAACAGAGCGTCGTCAGCCTTTAGCACTGCACGGGCTTGCGATGCCGCGCTTAGCAGTTGACTATCATTTAACTTGCCAACCTTGCCTGAGTCAAAGAAACCTGCTCGCACCGCCTGATCAAGATCTGCGCGAGCTGCTGTTAGCAACGCATCTTGGCGTGAGTTTGTCAGCAGATCAAACGCACCTTCTTGCGCAGAACGCAATGCTTGCTGAGATTGAGTCAGCGCGTCAGATGCCTGTCTGACCTTGTTGAATCCTTCTGCCACTTTTGATGCAGCTTCTTCTTGGGCTTGACGCGCTTTGTTGAGCATCTCCTCTGCTTGAGCACCTGAATCCTTGTTCGGCTTCGGGGGAGCCAAATTTGCAGGCTTGTCAACCATGCCTTGGATCTTGGACCTTGGATCAAAAGCGCCAAGAGAAAGCTTGCCATTTGGGTCCGGCTCACTTGCGGCAGGCAGGCTTGGTTTAGTCGTCGACTGAGATGCGCCGCCGCTCTCAGGCGCTTGATTGATCTTGGCGAGATCGCTTTTTAGCAAATCTTGAAGGATTGCCTCTTTGACTCCGGTAGCACTACCTTTGTACGTTTTGCCGTTGTAGTTGATGCTGACCGGGCCAAAGAAACCGCTACCTTGACCAGGAAACAACTGACCTGCAACGGCGTCTGTAGCCTCTCGTTCACGCGCTAGCACTTTGTCTGGAGCCAGCGCGGCAACCTGATTAAGCTTTGAGAGAACAGTGTTGATGTCCCTAATAAAGCCAGCAAACAAAGGCGAAAGAATTGTATCTAGCGTTGTAGCCAAGTTTGAGAATCCATTGCCAATCTGCTGGAGCCCGCCTGAAATTGTTGCCGCATTTGTCTCAGATGCCGTAGCAGCAGCACCAGCGGCATTGGCTTGTTTCTCAAGCAGTTCGTTGTATTTGACTAGCTGGTCATTAAGCAAAGGCTGAACAGCGGCTTGGGCCTCAACGCTGCCCAGCAGGATGGCGATCTTGTCGGCTGCACCACCCGTCTTCTGCTGCACATCAGCCAACACACCGCCCAGGCCTTTGGCCTGCAATGCACCAACGTTGAACTCAATGCCAAGCGACTGAGCAAGATCCTTAGCCTGCTCAGATGGCTTGATGATGCTGGCCAGTGCTTGACGCAAGCCGGTGAAGGTCTGCGCCACCGGCACACCTCGAAGCGTGGCCGTTGCAATGGCAGCATTCAGCTCCTTAATGCCAACGCCAGACGCTGCTGCAATCGAGGCGATGTTGCCGATCTCAGCTGCATATTGGCGCACGGTGATCACACCATCCGCTTGGGTTTGCACAAACCCGTCAACAATGTTGGATGCCTCAGAGGCAGACAGTCCGTAGGCATTCAGCACACCAGTGAGCGCTGATGCAACGTCGTTGACCTCAGCAAAGCCGCCCTTGGCACCGAGTGCCGAAGCACGCAGGATCTGCGTGGCATCTGCAGCGCTAGAAAAGCCAGAGCTAGCAACGTCGTATGCAGCCTTGGTGAGATCAAGCGTGCTAATGTTGTTGTCAAGCTCAACCGACAACGCCCGGAGTTTGGTGCCAAGCTCTTGCGAATCAACGCCCAGCGTCCGCACAGCCGCCGAAGCTGTATCTAGCTGAGCGACTTGATTGCCTACATAGGCAGCGATACCAGCGGCAGATGTAGCAACGCCAAGCGTTCCAAGCGCATTGCGCAAAGAACCGCCTACCTGTTGGACAGTGGATTGCGCACGCTGCAGCCCTGCGTTGAACTGGCTGTCGTCAACACTGAGCGTGAGTACAGCACTGCCCAGCTGATCCGCCACAACGCCCCTTCATGTGACCTTAAGTTGCCGCTGATCGCGGGAACCTAGGCCATGACTAGCGCTCTCGCTGCACTGGCCAACGCCACTGCAATCTTCACAGTTCCGACCGTTGGCACCGTGACTGATGCGGTAACAGGCAACGTGGTGCCGGCCAGCGAAACCGTCACCGTCAATCTGTTTCTACGCCAAGGCAGCACCAGAGGATCAGATTTCCCTGGTGTCGACACTGAGGTGGAGACCTACGACGGCTATGCGGTCAACCCGCAGGCACTCGATGCCCGCATCAAGCCCGGCGTGATTGGAACGCTCAACTTTGCTGGCCAGGGCGCCATTGACTGCGAGGTAATCAACAGCCGCTACCCCTACGGCACCACGGGCCTACTCGGCAGCACCGTACAGCAGGTGATCGGCGACAAGATCCGCCTGGCCCGCTACGTGCAGGGCTGATGCCAGTTCAGGTCAAGGCCAACTTCAAGCTGACCGGTTGGAACGCCAATCAGCTCAAGCTGAGGGTGCCGCAGATCATGACCAGCTACGGCAAGGTCTTAGGTGATCAGCTCAAGGAAGAGATCAAAACGCCGCAGTTTGGCTGGCCGCGCAGCACCAAACGCCGCAATGGTCAGACCGTAAGCAGCCCAAGGGACATCGTGGACCTTGGCGGTTTGCTGCGGTCTCAGCGCCGTGATCGCCCCAGTGCGACGCAGCTGCGCTTCACATGGGAGCCAAAGAGCAAGAGCGGCTTTATGTATGCCGGGTTGATTCTCACCGGTTACACCACCAGCAAGGGCACACTGGTGCCAGGACGCAACTGGATTCGCCCAGCACTTGAGAAGCAACCTCTAGATCGCTTCTTTGCCGAGCAATGGCGACGCCTAGACGGTCTCGGCGGACTGTAGGCATAAAAAAGCGGCCATCTCCAGCTGGCCGCCCTGTCGTCCACCCGACTGCCTAGGTTGCTCAGGCGTTGGTCTCGGCGCTCCAGGTGT